TTCCAGATCGAGAACGATGCGCGTCAGTCCCAGATGGGGATGAAGGTCAATGCGACCGGCTTTGGATCGACCGAAAAAGCGGCGGACGTGATTGAGGGCATTATCCGCCATATCGAGTATCAGTCGAACGCTCAGCAGAACGCCTATAACTGCGCTATTCAAGGGCAAGTTCGGCAGGGCATGGGCTGGGTCCATATCGTCACAGACTACGTGCGTGGGCAAGACAGCTTCGATCAGGACTTCTTCATCAAGTCCGTGCCTGACCCACGCTCAGTCTATTCAGATCCGAACACGCAAGAGCCCGATCATTCGGACATGCAGTGGGCGATGATCGTTGAGGAAATGCCGCGCGCTGAGTTCGAGCGGCTGTATCCCGGGCATGACGACATCAAGGGCGCGCCGCTTTCAATCGCGACGGACAGTGATGATCGGACGGATGCGACCGAGCGCGATATTGTGCGGGTGTTTCGCTACTATCGAAAGAGCGAAGAGAAAGACACGCTCTGGGCCTGTCCGATCCCGCAGCCGGACGGTTCCGTCGTCACGCAACCGATGCGCGAGAGCGATATGGCTCCTGAAATGGTAGAGATGTGCCGGGAGTTGAAGGCGCAGTCTCGACCAATCACGCGCCCGCAGGTTGAGTTCTTCCTGATCGCGGGGAATGAGGTCATTTCTTCCGGCCTGACCGTGTTCCAGCATATTCCGCTGGTGCCATTTGTCGGCGTCGAAAGCGTGATCGATGGGCGCCTTGACCGCTGTGGCTTGGTCCGCTCCCTCATCGATCCACAGCGCATGTTCAATTACAGCGCGTCGGCGTTCGTGGAGAGCATCGCCACACAGACGAAATCGCCCTGGCTGGTCGATGAGCGGTCTATTGAGGGATACGAGAACCAGTGGGCCAGCGCGAACACGTCCAATCAGGCATGGTTGCCGTATCGCTCCATAGATCCGGACACATCAGAAGCATTGCAGCCGCCGCAGCGTCTTGACCCGCCAACCGGCAGCACTGGCCACATGCAGGCCATGCAGAACGCCGATCTGCAAATGCAGATGGTCACGGGTCAATATCAGGCTGAGATGGGCGCGCCGGGGAATGAGCGATCAGGTCGCGCCATTAACGAACGCCAGCGACAATCCGACACAGCGAACTATCATTACACCGACAATCAGGGCATGGCGCTTCGTCTCTTGGGCCGCATCCTGATTGCCGCCATTCCGCTTGTGTACGACACGGCCCGCGCTGTTCAGGTCCTCGGTATGGATGGCCAGCAGTCGAGCGCGATTATTGATCCGCAATCACCTCAGGCCGCTCAGGTTGTTCTGCCGCCCGGTCCAGATGGGCAGCCCACTCAACCTCAGCAGAACCTGACGTTCGAGCAGCAGCTTGCCCAAGAAGGCGCGATCCTCGCGGTCAACCCGACAATCGGGCGCTACGACGTTGAAGCGGACGTTGGCCCCGCCTTTGCAACGCGCCGGCAGGACACGTTCAATTCCCTAATGCAGGTGTTGCAGGCCAATCCTGCCATCATGGGGCAGATCGGGGACCTGTTCTTCAAGGCTGCGGACTTCCCGCTTGCTGACGAAATTGCTGACCGCCTCAAACCCGCATCTGATGATCCGCGTCTTGGACAGGCGGAGCAGACGATCCAGCAGCTCCAGACGCAGTTGCAGCAGGTCACGCAGAAGCTGAGCGACAAGCAGCAGGACTTCGATCTTCGGGCCAATAAACAGCGCCATGATCAGGTCATTGATCTGATGGACGCCGACACGAAGAAGCGTGAACAACAGACGGATGAGATGGCAGCGATTGGCTCAATCTCTCCCGAAAGTCTCAAGCCAGTTCTGGAGAACCTGATCCACACGATACTTGTCGAGCAGGGGATGCCGAACACGCCGGTGCCAGAGGTGAACCCGCAACCTCTCGAGCGCCTCCCATCGACTAATCCCCCAGGTGGGCCAATCCACGCACCTAACCCAGTGACAGGAGCCATTGAGGCATGAGCGAAACCCTAGAAGCCCCCATTGTCGAGACGCCAGAAGCCCCGACCGATCGTTTTGCGGGCGTGGATTTCGGCAGCGAGACGCAGACCGAGACGCCAGCTCCGCAGGGAGAGCAGGCAGCCGGTGCACAGTCCAAGCCTGAGCAAGAAGAAAAGACCGAGCCACAAGAGCCAAGCTGGTACGTCAAACGCATCGGGAGCGTCACGGCAAAGCGCAAGGAGGCCGAGGAACGCGCATCCCGCGCCGAGCAGGAGCTTGCTGAATACAAGCGCGCCCTCGCCGCTTCGCGTAGTGAGGGGGAGCAGGAACCCGAACTGACGCCTGACCAGATCCGTCAGCAGGAGCGCGAGAACTTTGCACGCCAGCAGGCACAACAGGCTGAGGCGCAGGACTTTGGATCAGCTACGCAGCGCGTGGCGCAATCCCTCACTGAATTGCATGGTGCAGAGGCGATCCAGACGGCAACACAGTCGCTCGTAGCGCGTGCTGGGCTCGATTTTGCTAACAAGTCACACCAGCAGATCATTCGCGACATATCGGAGTTGCCGAACAGTGGCGCGGTGTATTATGCTCTCGCCAACGATCCAGATGCGGCAAGTGAACTACTCGAAGCTCCCGAGCGCAAGCAGTTCGCCATGCTCCAGAGGTTTGCTGACAAGGTGCCCGCAAAGGCGCAGGAACAGGCTGCACAACCTGCTCCTCGGGCCGCCCCGGCCATCTCGAAAGCGCCACCTCCTGTCGCCGCAACGTCTGGTTCTGGACGGGCGACCTCAAGCCGCTCGATTTATGATGGCGATCTTAGCATGGAAGACTACATCAAGCTGAGATCCAAGAAGTAAGCCGAAGGGCTCTAAGCTGGCGTTTCCCGGTGTCGCATAACCGGGCGCTGACTGGCGCGATAGCCATGGGTGGTTTCCGGTCGTAACCGGCATACGTTCTGGCGATGCCGAGAGCGGGTCATGAGGCGCAAGAGCGCCATGTGTGAAAGCTCTACCCGTGGCAAACAATCTGATCAACAACAGCATGATCACGCGCGAAGCGCTCATGCTCCGCCGCAATACCAACGATTTCATTCAGAACGTTTCGCGCGAATATCAGGACCAGTTCGCGCAGCGTGGTGCCAAGATCGGCGACACGATCAACGTCCGCCTGCCGAACGATTATGTCGTTCAGGACGGTCCGATCGTGAACCCGGAAGCGACCGCCGAGCGCTCCATTCCGCTGACGATCAACTTCCGCAAGAACGTCCCGATGTCCTTCTCCACGCAGGAGCGGACCTTGAACATGGACGACTTCTCGGGGCGTTACATTGCTCCAGCGGTGAACGCTCTTGTCGGTCAGGTTGCATCTGATGCCATGACGCTCGCGCTTCAGGCGTCCAACATGGTCATCAATACCGATGGCGACGGCAATCTGATCGCACCGTCTTCTCAGACATGGCTACAGGCCAAGGCCATTCTGACCGCCTGCAACACGCCGCTCGATGACCGCTTTGCTGTTCTGGACCCCATGACCGACGCCAATACGGTTTCGGGCATGATGGGCATGTTCAACCCGGGCAACACGGTGTCACGCCAGACGACTGACGGTCAGATGGGTTCGAAAATCCTTGGTGTCCGTGAGTGGATGCAGGATCAGACCGTCACGATCAGCCAGACCGGCTCTTATGACGGCAAGGCCACAGCAACCGGCACATATGGAAATTACACGCCGAATGGTGCGCCCGTTACGACGATCTCGTCCAGCGCGTCCCCGCATTCGTCTGTGCTGACAGTCTCTGCAATCAACGGCACGCTGAAGGCTGGCGATATCATCACGATTGCCGGGGTGAACCGCATCAACCGCATCAACAAGAACAGCCTGCACATTGCACAGCAGTTCGTTGTTCTGGCTGACTGCGCTTCTGGTGCAACCTCTATTCCACTGTCTCCGGCGATTATCCCGCCCGGTGCGAACGGCCCGGTTCCGTATCAGACCGTTGACGCAGCACCTGCTGCCGATGCGGCAATCACGCTCGTGGCTCCAGCAAACTCCATTATCCGCCGCAACATGCTCTACAGCAAGCGCGCCATGACTCTCGCGACTGTTGATCTGGAAATGGTGGATCGTGGTGTTGTGGACTGTGGCCGCGCATCGCTTGACGGCATCAGTCTGCGCACCCTGACCTACTACAACGGTTCGGACGATACCCGCGCAACGCGTCTCGACGTGCTGTACGGGATCGGGATGCTGCGTCCTGACTGGTGCGTCATCGTGCCTGAGTTGGTCGGCTAATGAAGCACTACCCGCGCACCCTCGTTGCTCCTGATGGCTACACAACAGTGACCGTTCAGAACGAGGAACAGGAGGCGCGGGTATGTGCCCGTTTTGAGGGGCGCTCCGAGCCAGAAGGTAAGGATGCTTTTCCCAAGCCCATCATGAGACGCAAAGGGCGCACTCCCAATGTCCGGAAGCCTTAACGGAACGCCCGGAGCTTCAGGCTACCTCGTTTCCGATCTTATCAGCATGGCCCTTCGTCAGATTGGGATTGGCGCAATGGGCACGACCGCCAGCGCTCCCGATCTCAGTGACGGTGTCATGCATCTCAACATGATGTTGGCCCAGTGGCAGCGGAAACGCTGGCTGGTACCTAACCTCATCGATCGGGCGTTCATGTCGACTGGCAAAAGCGTCTATTACGTTGGGCCCGGGGGCGATCTCGATATTCCGGTACGGCCAGACAAGGTCGAAGCAGCTTATGCGCGCTTGCTGAATGGCGCCCCACAATCCGTAAGTGGGCAGTTTAGTCAATCCGACTTCGACGGAGATTTTCTCGTTTCTGAAGACGGTCTGAATGCAGGCGTCCAGCC